CATGGTTATTAAAATGTACAGGAAAGAGGTATCGTTATGCTTCGTAAAATAAAATTATATGGAGAACTTGCAAAGTTTGTAGGACATAAAGAATTTAAAGTAAAGGCAGATACTTTAGGTCATGCTGTTAGTTTTTTAATAAATAATTTTGAAGGTGTAGAGAAATACATGAGTCCTAAACATTATCAGGTAAAAGTTGGTAATTATGCAGTAGATGAATCAGAGTTATCTCATCCTATTGGTCAGGAAGATATACATTTTATTCCTGTTATTACTGGTGCTGGTAGAGGTGTTGGCAAAATATTATTAGGTGCTGCATTGATAGGGTTAGCATTTGTTACTGGTGGTGCTAGTTTTACATTTGCAAAAGTACCTTTAGCTAACGCAGGTGCAATTACAGGAATTACTGGAACTTTTATTGGTAAAGCTGCTGTATATCTTGGTGCTTCTTTAGTTTTATCTGGTGTATCTGATTTATTATTTCCTTTGCCAAAACCAAAAGAATTTGAATCAGAAGAAGATCCTAGACTGTCATTTAGTTTTGGTGGAACGCAACAGACAGGAAGAGCAGGAACTCCTGTTCCTTTAGTTTACGGAGAGATATTTACAGGATCAGTTGTTATTAGTGGTTCTGTAGATACTGAGCAGGTACAAGCATGATTGGAGAAAAATATCCAATTAAAGGTTCTGGTGGTGGTGGCAGTAGTCCTCCTCCAGCACCTCCGCAACCGACCAGAGAACCTGACACTTTACACAGTAGACAGTTTGCTACCTTTCTTGATCTTGTTTCAGAAGGAGAGATAGAAGGTTTTGCAACAGCATCAAAAGAAGGTAGAACAAAAGGTACAACTGCATATAATAATGCTGCATTAAAAGATGTTTTTCTTAATGACACTCCAGTATTAAGATCAACAGCAGATTCTACTGATCCTCAAACTGTTGATTTTAACTTTCAAGACGTAAAGTTTACTCCTCGATTTGGTACTGGGGATCAAACAAAAATACCTGGAATTGAAAGTAGTGTATCAACAACAAGTGTTGGTGTAGAAGTCACTGCAAGCACTCCTGTTACTCGTCAGATAACAAATACAAATGTTGATGCTGTAAAAGTATCTATTACATTTCCACAACTACAGAAAGCTACTGATAATGGAGATTTATTAGGTTCTTCTGTTCAACTTAAAATTGCTGTTCAATATAATTCTGGTGGTTTTACTGATCTTATTACTGACACGATTAGAGGTAGAAGTGGAGATGCGTACCAAAAAGACTATCGTGTAAATATTACTGGATCGTTTCCTGTTGATATAAGAGTTAGCAGAGTTACAGCAGATAGTACAGATACCAATTTACGAGACAGTTTTCAGTGGACAAGTTTTGGAGAGATTATTGATGATGCTTCAACTTATTTAAATAGTGCATATAGTTCGATAAGACTAGATTCGATGCAGTTTAGTTCTATTCCTGCTCGTAAATTTAGAATTAGAGGAATAAAGGTAAGGATTCCAGGTGCAGGTGCATCCAGTTCTGGTACTCCTACTGTTGATAGTAATACTGGTCGTATTGTTTATCCTGATGGTTATATTTTTAATGGAGTTATGGGAGCAGCTACATGGTGTTCATGTCCTGCAATGGTGTTACTGGACCTTCTCACAACTTCAAGGTACGGATTTGGAGATCATATAACAGATAGTTCTCTTGATCTTTTTAGTTTTGTAAATGCGAGTAAATTTGCTAATACTCTTGTTGATGATGGTGCTGGAGGACAGGAAGCTAGGTTTAGCTGCAATGTAAATATTCAAAGTCCTAAAGAAGCATTTGAACTTATTAATGATTTAGCAGGTGTTATGAGGTGTATGCCGATATGGTCTGCTGGAACAATAACGATTACACAAGACAAACCAACAGATCCCAGTTATTTATTTAATCTTTCAAATGTAACTTCAGAGGGTTTTTCATATTCTGGTAGCAGTTTAAAAACACGACATAGTGTTGTATCTGTTTCATATTTCAACATGGATAGTCAGGAGGTTGATTTTGAAGTAGTAGAAGATGCAACTGCAATATCCAAAATAGGAACTGTTATCAAACAGGTAAAAGCGTTTGCTTGTACTTCGAGAGGTCAGGCTAGAAGATTAGGTAAAGCAGTATTATTTGCAGAACAAAATGAAAGTGAGATTGTTGCATTTGCTACGTCTATTGATTCTGGTATAGTAGTCAGACCAGGTGCAATCATTGAAATTCAAGACCCTGTAAGAGCAGGTGTAAGAAGAGGTGGAAGATTATCTGCCGTTACTTCTACTACTGTTGTTACTGTTGACGATACCTCTGCAACTGATTTAGCTGTAGATGCTAGTGGTAATCCTGTTGGAGATGCGACATTAGCTGTAATTTTACCCGATGGATCGTTTGAAAGTAAGGCAATCTCATCTGTATCAGGTGGGACTATCACTGTAAGTTCCGCTTTCTCTCAGACTCCTAATGTAAATGCAAACTTTCTTATATCAAATGTTACTACTCAATCTCAATTATTCAGAGTAATAACAGTAGAAGAACAGGATGGTATAAATTATGCGATTACAGCTTTGTCTTATGTTGAAGGTAAATATGCGTTTATTGAAGATGACGAAGCATTAACAGCAAGAACTGTATCAAAATTAAATTCACTTACTGAACCTCCTTCTGCGTTAAATGCTGTAGAAAGAATATTTCCTATCAATAACCAAGCTGTATCAAAGATTGTTATTAGTTGGCAACCTATTGTCGGTGTTGTGCAGTATCAAGTTAATTACAGGTTTGAAGATGAGAACTTTATAAGTGAAAAGGTATCAAGACCTGATTTTGAAATAATGAACAGTAGAAAAGGAACTTATACGATCCAAGTATTTTCATACAATGTTTTAGATCAATTATCAGCAACTTCTACTAATTTAACTTTTGAAGCTGTTGGTAAAACTGCTGTACCGCAAGATGTTACAGGATTACTTGTTGAACCAGTATCAGATCAGTTTATACGACTACGTTTTGATAAAGCTACAGATATTGATGTTACGCATGGTGGAAACGTAGTTGTTCGGCATAGTAATCTTACAGATGGAACGGGAACATTTACTAATTCTGTTGATATTATTCCTGCCCTACCAGGAAACGTATCTGAGACATTAGTACCAGCAGTTGATGGAGAGTATATTCTTAAGTTCAGAGATGATGGTGGCAGACTAAGTTCTGGAGAAACTTCTGTTGTTGTAACTACTCCTGATCCTGTACCCAAGTTACTTGTATTAGCAGATAGAGAAGATACTGATGCAACACCTTTTGCTGGAGATAAAGTTGATTGTTTCTTTTCTGATGATGTAAACGGACTTGTCCTTGGATCGCTTGATCTATTAGATGGAGTTGCTGATTTCGATGCTATCGCTGATTTTGACTTCTTAGGTGCTGTAGATATTACAGGTGGTCATTACGATTTTGCTTCCAAACTAGATTTAGGTGGCAAGCAACCACTTAGATTAAAACGTCATTTTGTTACACAAGGTTTTTATCCTAATGATCTGATTGATAAAAGAACAGCAAATATCGACACATGGACAGACTTTGATGGTGCTACTGCTTTTGATGTCAATGCAAAACTATTGGTTGCAACTACTGACAGCGATCCAGCTACATCTGATTCAGCAACTTATACACAATCTGGAACGACAATAACAGTAACAAAATCTAGTCATGGATTCAGTGCAGGAACTTTTGTCGATATTGATTTTACAAGTGGTGGTGCAACTGATGGATATTTTGAGGTTCAATCCGTGCCAAGTAGCAGTACTTTCACTGTCACTGCCTCATCCAGTGCAACAATATCAAGTAGCAACTGTAATATCGGAGCAGGATTTACTAAGTTCAACACACTTGCCAACGGAACATTTATTGGTCGAGGGTTTAGATTTAGATGTCAAATGGATTCAGATGACCCTGCACAATCTATCGAGGTAGATCAGTTAGGTTATACAGCAGAGCTTGATAGCAGAACCGAAACTGTAAATACTGTGATTGCATCTGGCACGTCAAGTAAAGCAGTTACGTTCCAGCACGCTTTCTTTACAGGTACTTCTGAACTTGGAGGATCTACTTCTGCTTATCTACCTAATATCGGAATTACAATAGAAAATGCACAATCAGGAGATTTCTTTGCTTTGTCTAACATTTCTGGAACAGGATTTACTATTGATATTAAGAATGGATCTAGTTTTGTTAATAGAAATTTCAAATATGCTGCAACGGGATTTGGACGTGGTAGTTAGAGTTGAATTAAGATATACTTAGATAAAAAATTGGATTAGGTAATGGCTACTCACGATTATGTTATAGATAACTCCACTGGAGCTAATGTCCGAACTGATTTAAATAATGTACTGCAAGCAATATTAACAAATAACAGTTCTGGTTCTGCTCCTAGTACCACTGCTGCATATATGTTGTGGGCTGATACAAGTAATAATTTATTAAAAATGCGTAATTCAGCAAATGATGGCTGGATTAGTTTGAGAACACTTACTGGTGGTATAACTTCTTCTGCTGATGCGACAATAAATTCTATAACTGTAGGTAAAGGTGCAAACTCTGTTTCTGGCAATACTGTTTTAGGAGAGGGTGCTTTAGATGCTTCTGTTACTGGTGACTACAATACTGCGATTGGTAAAAATGCTCTTACAACTAATACTTCGGGAGAAAGAAATACATCCCTTGGAATGAATACGCTTGAAGCTAATACAACAGGTGGTTCAAATACTGCTGTAGGACAAGGTGCTTTAAACGATAATACAACTGCGTCTAACAACACTGCTGTTGGTAGAGCAGTGTTAGCAGTAAACACAACAGGAGCATTAAATACCGCAGTTGGTAGTCAATCAATGGCACAAAACACAACTGGTGATAATAATGTTGCTTTGGGTTACATTTCTTTAGATGCTAATACCACAGGTAGCAGTAATACAGCATTGGGTTACGCTGCCTTATCATCAAACACAACAGCAAGTAATAACGTAGCGGTTGGTTTGTCTGCTCTAAACGCAAACACAACTGGAGCAGGAAACACTGGTGTAGGTTTTAATAGCTTACTAGCAAACACAACTGGTAACTATAATGCTGCTCTTGGTCACAAAGCCTTAGATTCAAATACTACAGGTGATTCTAATACAGGAATTGGAAACCGTGCTTTACAGTCAAATACAACCGCAAATAATAACACAGCGGTAGGAACTAACGCTTTAGATCAAAACTCTACTGGTGCACAGCTTACTGCTATAGGTGCACAAGCTTTGTATAACAATACAACCGCAGATTATAATGTAGCAGTCGGTTATAACGCTTTACTGACAAACACAACTGGAACACAAAATACAGCCGTAGGTTCTTTCGCTTTAGAAGATACTACTACTGCAAGTTATAATACTGCTACTGGATATAATAGTTTAAGAAATAATACAACAGGAGCTAACAACACTGCCTTCGGATATTCTGCTTTACAAGATTCAACAACTGCCGATAACAATACTGCTGTTGGATATAACGCTTTAGTTACAAACACAACTGGAGCATCTAATACCGCCGTGGGAGCTCATGCTTTAGATGCTAATACTGAGGGAACTCTAAATACTGCTGTAGGTAGAGAATGTTTAACAGCAAACACTACTGGTGATAAAAATTCAGCCCTTGGTAAAGGTGCTTTAGGTAGTAACACTACTGCTGACAATAACACTGCTATGGGGTTTGACGCATTAGTTAATAACACAACTGGAACGCAGAACACTGCTGTAGGAAGTTTATCTTTAGACGCTAATACTACGGCAGATAATAATACGGCATTTGGATATGTATCTCTATCTGCAAATAGTACAGGAACTCAAAACACAGCGGTTGGTGCTGATGCCTTAAAAAGTAACACCACAGCAAATAACAATACAGGAATAGGTTTTGCAGCTTTAAAATTAAACACAACTGGAACTGCTAATGTCGCCGTTGGTTACAATAGTTTAGCAGCTAACACAACTGCTGATAATAATACAGCAGTCGGTAAAAATGCTTTAGAACAGAACACAACTGGAAATAATAATGTAGCCGTGGGTTCTCTTACTTTAGATGCTAATACAACTGGAACTAAAAATACTGCTGTAGGTCAGGCTGCTTTAGGTAAGAACACTACGGCTGGAAGTAATACCGCAGTTGGTCAAGGTGCTTTACAAGAAACAACAACAGCAAGTAACAACACAGCAGTAGGAACAGATGCCTTAAATCAAAACACAACTGGAGAATATAACACAGCAGTTGGTAGTCTTGCTTTAGATGCTAATACAACAGCAGTTTCTAATGTTGCTGTCGGATATAATTCATTATCTGCAAACACAACTGGTGATAGGAACGTGTCAGTTGGTACAGCAGCTATGCTTGCTAATACAACTGGAAGTAGTAATGTAGCAGTTGGACAGGAAGCTTTAGGAGCAAATACGACCGGAAACAATAACGTAGCTGTAGGTAGAGATGCCTTGCTTGTCAACACAACTGGAGCAGAGAACGTAGCAGTGGGATACAGAACTTTAGATGCTAATACCACTGGTGGCGAAAATGTAGCTGTGGGATATGTAGCTTTAGGTGCTAATACGACAGGAAATAACAATGTAGCAGTAGGTAGAGTTTCTTTAGATGCAAATACTACAGGAATTAAAAACACTGCTATTGGTAATGGAACTTTATCAGCAAACACAACTGCAAACCACAATACAGCCTGTGGTTATAACTCTTTAGCAGTACATACTACTGGTGCTGATAATACTTCAGTAGGTACAGAAGCAATGGTTAATTCGACAACTGCACATTCTAATACTTGTGTTGGAAAACAAGCTGGATATTCATTAACAACTGGTGGTTTAAATGTTCTTATTGGTTATCAAGCTGGTCGAAATCAAGTAGAGGCTGGTGATAATCAACTCTTTATTGCAAGAGACAATACAGCTAATAATGTAGCATCTACTTGGATTTATGGAGATACTAATGGTGCTTGTTATCAAGGTAACAACAGTTCATCTTGGACAACAACTTCAGATCAAAGACTTAAAAAAGATATAGTTGCAAATACAGTAGGTTTATCAATAATAGATAAAATAACAGTTAAAAATTTTAAATATAAACAATATACAAAAAGTTCTGGCTCACAAGTTTTTGATACACCTGTATCTTCAGACGATACAGTAGACATGAGTGAATTTCCCAAAGCCGATACTGTACATCAGGTATTGATAGGTCAAGGAAATACAGATACACAAATAGGAATTATTGCACAAGAACTAGAAACTGTTGCACCAAATTGTGTAACAACAAACAGTAAAGGAGTTAAAACAGTAGATACTGATGAATTGTTCTGGCATATGTTAAATGCTATAAAAGAGTTATCCGCAAAAGTCACAGCCCTCGAAGCAGGGTAAACTTAAAGTAACCTAATTTTTTATTATGGAAGAAAAAACAGCAGATGAAATCGCAACGATTTTTAAAAACGCTGGCGATAGCGTGACTGTTATCGGTACTGCACAAGCATCAGATGAAACTGATGATGAATTTAAAGACAAAATAAAGCGTAACGTAGAGCATCTTGAAATTATTAAGGACTACAAAAAAACTGATGGAACAACCTCTATCTGGACATCTGAATCTTTTACAGACATAGATGCTGCTATTACTGCTGGTAAAAAACTCTACTAAATTATGAATCTCAAAGAAAAATTACAGCAGCTTGCACAAGAAAGGCAAAATTTACAAGTTGCCATGATTGAAATTACTGGTGCGATGAAGATTTTGGAACAGCAGATTCTTGAAGCTGAACCCGAATCAAGCCAGCAATCAGATACAGAGGCATCAACCCCAGAAGAAGCAACAACACCATCAGAGTAAGTGGTGCTACCATTTTATTAAGAACTTCCTTGACCATGTTTCAAAAAATCGCAAACATTTTGAGTATTGTCTCATTTGTAATGGTAGCTTCCATGAGTGGTGGAGCATATCTTGGCTACAAATATGTAACATCTGAAAATTTTAAGTCTCAAGTTATGAACGAAATTCTTGGAAATGTTCAAGGGATGATGCCAAAGGTATTAGACAATAGTTTGCCAAATGTTACAGGTCCATCTATGCCTCTACCAAAAAAATGAATTGTTGGCATTGTGAAACTGAATTAATTTGGGGTGGAGATCATAGTATGGATGAAGAGGATTATCCTTGTTCATCTGCTGAATACAGTATGGCAACTAATCTTTCCTGTCCTAAATGTTATTCTCATGTAGAGGTTTATCTTCCTAGAAATGCCTATGACTGAAATACCTGATATAAATATTCCTGAGATATACATTCCAAACGTACCCGAACCTTATAATCCTCATTACTTACAAATAGCAAAACCACCAGATATTGATGTTCCTGGTTGCACTTATCAACATCGTGATATAAAAAATACAGGTAATCGTAATTTGTTATTAGATGATCCTAATGGAGTATATACAACGTGCGATGTACCATTTCCTAGTTTTATTCCTCTTGACTATACACCTGAGAATTTGGTCATTACAAAAGAAGTTCCTGTTACCAATGAAACTCCACCCTTACCAGAAACAAAGCAACAAAACATACCAGAAATACCAAAAGATAAAGTTATCGAATTAGAACCTTGTCCTGGTAAAAAAGATCAGAGGGTTGGAGATTTTCGTAACGAAAAACGATTGGAACGTGTCACGGGACATAAAAGAGGAGATGATGGAATTGAATGTATAACTCTCTATGAAAACGTCCCGTTTAAAGATCAGTACATTCCAGAAGTTTCTACTATTGTATCTACTGCTGTTATTGGCTTGGTCGCTGCCAGTAGTCCATTTCTTCTTAACGCAGTGAAGCCATTAGTAAAACAGATAGTAAAGAAACTGACAAAAAAGAAAGAAAAAGGAAAGTAACATTGTTACGGATTGAAAACATACTGAGAGTTATATACCTTTCATGTTATAGTAAGTAGGCAATAAACAATTTAGCTCTTATGAGACACAAATTTCAACACAGAACTGAAAACACTCTTGAAAAAGATGACAGACTTTATTTTCATTTCAATCAATTTGACAGAGAAATCAACTTAGATTTTCATTCTAAAAGTGATGTATCAAGTTATTCAATGTCTCTTGATAAATTTATTAGCTCATTACAAACATCTATTGAAGATTTTGATAACGCTGAGTTAGAAGTAATGAAAACAACTGCTGCTATTTTATTTACAAAAATAAGACAGATAGAAAAAGCTAAAGCTGAAGCAGAACTTAAAGAAACTGAAGAAAAGGTAACT